CGGTCTCACGTCGGCAGCGCTGCTCGAGTTTGCCGCCGCGGCAACCGTTGCTGGTGTCGTCTCCGTGTTGCCAGTGGACGAGCTCGTGGACGAGGGCGCAGCGTTTGCGCGTGTAGGTGATGCGCCGGTCGATGAGCACCGTGTTCGTGGCGAGGCAGTATAGGCCGTCGAGCTTGCCGGGCAGGCGGGCGCTGGCCACGTGCAGGTCGGGTGCGACAGTGTACAGGGCCATGCGCATCTGCCCGTAGCTCATGCGCGGCGACAACGGCAGGCTGGTCATTTCTGGTCCAATCCTCTGGCGAACTTCTCGAAGTCGGACAATTGGTCGGGGCTTGACTGGTTGTATCGTGCGAGTTCGGCCCGGGCTTTCACGTCGGCCTGTTTGCGGGTGACCTTGCCGATGTCGGGCATGAGCGGGCCTCCGGTCAGTTGGATGTAGGTGTTGACGAGTTGCAGGCATTCGCTCATGGTGGTGGTCTGCATGTTCTCGATGCGGCTTTCGATCATGTCGAGGAACCCGCTGGACAGCCGGTTGAGCTTGTTGATCTCGTCCTCGCTGAGATAGTTCTTGGCGATGGTCACGTCGGACGAGTGAATGCGCCCGTCCGGCGCGTCCTTCCATGTGGTGAGTCCCATGTGGGGCTTGCCGGCGTCGGCGCGTTCGTGGATGATTTCGGGTGCGGTGTGCTGGGTGACGGCGTAGTGGAACCGGTTCTGCACGTTCTTGTAAAAGGTGCGCACGATGGGCGCGTCCTTGTCGTAGTCGGTGCAGATTTCCTGGAACACCTCGCAGATCTGCACGTAGAAGCGTTTCTCGCTGGCGCGGATGTCGCGGACACGTTGGAGCAGTTCGTGGAAGTAGTCCTGGCCGAACGGTCGCCCGTTCTTGAGCATGTCGTCGTTCAAGGCGAACCCCTTGATGACGTATTCCCTGAGCACGCCGGTGGCCCAGATGCGGAACTGGGTGGCCTGCTTGCTGTTGACACGGTAGCCGACCGCTATGATCGCATCGAGATTGTAGAAGGCGACGGTGCGTCTGACGTTGCGACTGCCTTCTTGTCGAACTGACAAGAAATCCTTGTGAGTTGATTCTTCCTGCAGCTCGCCCGTTTCATAGATGTTTTTCAGATGCAGACTTACGTTCTGCTGGCTGGTGTCAAACAATTCTGCCATGCCGGACTGTGGCATCCAGAACGTGTCGCCCCAGTACGACACCTGCACGGGCACGTTGCGCCCGTCCGCCTGGTACAGGACTATCTCGGCCTGCTGGTTATTTGAATCATCCATGATTCAAAACCTCTTTCTCTAAAACGTGTCGAATTCGATGACTTTAAACAGGGTCAAAATCGACCCCCTTTTTTCCGATTCCCTCGAATTCGAGGGAATTACGCTGGTTCGTCCCCATCACCGTCATACTTGTGTTCGTCTTCCAGGGCAACGATGTCCATGTCTCCTCGATGGAGTTTCTTGAGTGTTTCGTCTATTCGCGCCTGCTCATCATCAACAAGGCGCTCGCCAGCGAGCGCAGTCTTGCATTCTCCCATTTCCTCGATAAGTCGCCGGTAGGCTGCGTTGAAGACTTCGCGCGGGTCTACGCCGAGCAGTTCGCAGGTGTTGATGAGCGCTTCCATCGGCATTGACGGCTTGGCGTTCAGCCAACGGGAGTACCCTGACTTCGAATGTCCTAATTTTTCAGCGACATCGGCCTGGGATGTCTCATGGCGCGCAAAGCTTGCCTTTAGCTCTAACCCAATTAACTGGGAAAAGCGATGGCTTCGTTCATCTTGAATCTTGCTCATGTGAGTACTTTACATCTCATATAAGGCAATTGCAATTCATAATTTGCAACATGATTGCACATTTGTGACACGCCGGCATTGACAGTAATCGAACTTGGCTATAGCGTTGCTCACATGAGCAATGTTAATGCATGGGTCGGCAATCGTGTCGATGAAAAAATTCGCGAAAAAGGCATGACGAAGCGATTCGTGTCGGAGAAGTCTGGCATGCCCTACTCCAGTCTCAACAGCAAGCTCAAGGGGTACCGAGGCTTCGACCTTGATGACATCCTTGCGCTCGCCGAAGCCATCGGAGAACCCCCGTCGGAACTCCTGCCGCCACAATTCACCAAAGACGTTCCAGCGCTCGCCGAAGGAGAGGTGAAGTGATGGGCAATGACATCTCCGTCGTGGAACTACGTTCAATGAACAACGATCAGATTCACCGTTTTGCCGCGCTCGTCAACGAACCGGAAAACACTCTGGCGAACATGTCGGACGACCCGGTGCGTATCGAGACATACCCGGGAATCGGCCCGCAAATCATTTCCTATCGGAAAATCGTGCGAATTGACGATAATGTGCTTGCCGCCTTGTTCAGTGCAGATACTGAGGAGACGGCTTCGTCACCGAATGACGCTCCCCGGATTCACCCGGAAGGGACCAGGTGATTCTGATGTCGGCATACCCGTCCTCGCACATAATCGCCTTCTCCATGAACATGAACCCGATGGACGATCCCTTGGATATATTCCCCAGCTCGTATTCCTTGCCGCTCGAAAGCACCACCCGAACGTCATGGGCATCAAAGGCGTTCTCGTTCGCGACGGCATACTTGAGGTTCTGCACTTGGTATATGTCCCACTTCGGGACACTGGCGGTCTCCTCGGCCAACCGGGCCTGCGTACGCTGCGCGGCAAGCTGTCCACGCAACGCATCGGCTGAATCCTCAACCGTCTTGACCTGCGCGCGAAGCGCATCCGCCGAATCATTCGCGGCCTTCAATTGGCCTTTGAGCACCTCAAGCTGGGCATCGAACTTCTCCTGCGCATCCTTGGCCTCACGTTTCGCGGCTTTGCCCTCCAGACATTTGGACGTGAACCACGCCACCGGGGAGAGCACGATTCCCAGAACCGTGATCGCCAAGTCCATCCAGGCTGTCGGGTTCTGTGCGAAATCCCCCTGTATCAGATTCCACAACCATGTGACCATCATCGACTTCTTTCTCATAGGAGCATTCATGATGAATCTACCGCATCATGCGTCCCATCGTCCCATCCGCACCGCAACCATTCCGGCGCTCGCCGGCAAGGAGGTGGCGTGATGAACGGTCCGACGGTTCTTATAATCGCACTTTTCCTTCTGAATATCGGGTTGTCCATCAAGAACGAGCTTGACCTTCGTGAGATCGAGCGCGCTCGACGTAAGCGCGCTTCACTTCAACCATCGATACCGACATGTAGTGAGTCCTCTTCTTCAGCCGCGTCCACTCAATCCACTGGATACGGAGAAAATCAGGAAGGCGAGGAATGTCAGAAGCATTGGTGAGAGAAAAGACCGCTTCCGTATTCGGTGGAATGTTCAGGCAGATTTCCGCGTTGGCAATGGGAATTCCGCTGCTTAGGAAGAAGTCTGAATCCACTTTGGGCCTATACAGGGTCATGGTGCCCTCGTTGCGGAAATGGATACATCGCAGACTTTCCGAATCCAAGGTCGCCACGAGGTGCTGCGCCGCAATCCTGTCGCTCCTGCGAATCTTGTTGATTTGTCTCTGCTGCACGCAGTTCCACAGGAGGGCCGCAATCGCGACCAATACGGATGGTTCAGTCCAATTCAATTGATTCTTCCCTTCGCTGGGTCGTTGGTTTGAATGTCGCAGTTCCAAGCCTACCGGCGGAGGGGCCACACGAAAAGAGAAAAACGATGAACGCCAAGGATTACGGGCGTCACGCCAGCGGTTTCCGCACGGCGGACGGAGGCCCGTCGAAACGGTTCATGCGCCGGCTGGTCTTCTGGGGCGTCGTGTTCGCCGCATGTCTGGCGTGGGTGATGACCCACGAGGCGTGCCGGTACCCGTTGGCCAACGGCGTCTGCTCGCTGGTCGCGTTCCTGGGAGTCCCCCTGCGTCTGCTCTGTCTTGTGGCAAGCGAGGCGGGAGCCGATGAATAAAGGCCTGCCGGGGTTCTTCCTTCCCCGGCAATCGACAAGGACAGTCGCTAACACCATCGTGCCGCACCCTTCCCCAGCTGGTGCG